TTCCCAACTTCTCCATTGCTTACCATACACGGGCCCGAGCTCACCATATTTTTTAGCAAACTCATCATTTGTTTTGATTTCGTCGATGAACTCTTCTTGTGTTAATATTAAACTACTAATACCAAAAGGACCTTTCTCATTACTTTTTTCAATGAAATAATTCTTATAAGCATCACCATCCCAAATATGACAATTATTATCAACAAGGTACTTGATGTTGGTATCACCTGTTAAAAACCATAACAACTCAGTTACAATCTGTTTCCAAGCCATCTTCTTGGTTGTAAGAAGTGGAAATCCATCTTTCATATTATGACGAATGGTGTAACCAAAAATTGATTTGGTTCCTGTACCAGTTCGGTCTTTCTTCTCCACCCCAAAATCTAAAATGGTTTGGAGTAATGTTTGGTATTGTTTATCTAACCCGTTCATATTGTTCTATTGTTTTTTCTAATTGATGATACATTTCTTTAATTCTCATTCCTAATGTATATGGGTCAGAATGTTTAATCGCATCTAATGTTATAACGTGATTTACTCTAAACCATTGAGGTGTTGTGTATTGTTTCTCTTGCCCCCACATTCCCTCATACTTCATAAACGCAACATCATGCATTTTTACCAAACAATCAAATCGTATCTCACAAATTTGTCTTGTGTCAGCTTCCATTTCGGATACTGGTTTTATTTCAATTTCGTTATTCATAACTTTTTATTTCTTTTTTTCATTATTTAAATGATGTCTTCCAATCCATCAATCTCATTTCTTAATGTGTTAATCTTTGAATGGACATACTCCTCAAGCTCGTGAGATATCTCCAAATACTTTCTTCTCAGTTCGTGGAACTTTTCATCCTGAACTTCTTTGAATGATGAGTAATGTTTGAAACAATAATGGAAACCTTCATTCTCCATTCTATAACGAACCATTTCAATTTCCTCAAGTTCGTTGTGTAGTTTATCAATTTTTTCCATATACTTCATCTAATATTTGTTCGTAAACCTCATCGTATTGTTTTCGTTGTTCTTCGGTCAATGACTCATACAAATTTAACATAAACCACTCGTCCATCTTATACGCAACCTTCAAATCTTTTAAGTAAGTTTCACAATAACTCCCATCAGGACTCATTTTACACATTGTTGCCTTACAACAACCATCTTCACCACATCCCGAGCATACAGGACAATATATGGAGTCTTCATCCCCATACTTCTCCCTGAACTCTTCATTGTGTTCCAGTTCGTGTTTAAACCATTCAAAACTTGGGATGTCCTCGTAACCTATGAAACTATCTGCATATCTCTGATATAGGTTCCATTCAATTGGTGGATTATTTAATTTTTCAAATATGGGTCCCATATCATCGGCCCATTTTTGTTTCCACTCCTCAAATGTAAGAGTAGATTTAGGATTTTTTTCTAAAAAATTCCAATATTGTGTCTCTAATGTTGCCATATTAAACTGAAAATAAAGTTACCAAAAGTGTAATTGTGAAAACAATAATCATTATTACCAAACCTGTCAAATCAGTTTCATTAGTTTTTCTATTCATCGTATTATATTTATTTCAGATTCAGTTTCAATAATCACACGAGCACCGCAAGATAGTAATGTTTTATCATTACCACCATACACAACACGACTAGGTCCCAAGATTTCAACCTCGGAACAATATGTGTTCTTTCTACCTTCTTTAATGGTAATGACAGGGTCTAACGTATTGTTCTTTTTGTTAGCCCTTATTTTGTGTTGATTTACGTGGATATACTTCTTCACCCCACAAAGATAATGCGGAATTAGTGAAGAATCAAATTATTGACCAATAACAATATCACCAGGATTCAAAGTTTTCATCCCATCAATTTTCTCCTCAACCTCATCATAAAAATAAGCCTTAGTGACAGCAATTATACTTTGTTCGGTCTGAGCAACTTTTGAAGTCATCCAATCCTCTAATTGGTCGTCATCAGATAGATTCTCCCACATTTTATAAGCAAGAGTCGCAATTGTGAACAATTGTTGTTTAGTCATCTTGTTCCCATCATGATTGGTACCGATAGACTCTCTAATCTTATCTAATTGTTTTTGTGTAATTTTAATTTTAGCCATATCATATAAATATAACAAAGGGTGTAAAAATACACCCTTCGTAAGAGCCCAACTCGGATAGAGTCAGTCCACCACTTTGTAAAACAAAGACTTTACAATTTATACATCCAAACTTTATAAGTTTTAGTGTTATCCATCAAATCAACAAATGTTAAACCTTCAATCACACCATAATTCATATTGTAATTATACAACGTACCAACTAAATTACCCCAAGGTGTATCATATAATTCCAATTTATAGTTGGATGGAGTTGAGTAAAAATAGTACGTAGACGGTTGACTATTAAATGAGTAGTTATTTTGAACAGTAAATGTTAATGTATCAGTTCTTTCCTCAGAGATAAAATTAGTATAAGTTATTTGAGTAATGACCCAAGTAGTATTACTAAATCCAGGTACATTCATTTGACTTTCATCAATAGTTACATCATAGTTCTGATATGGAGAAATATTTGTATTATATTCCTCATCTTTAACACATGAAGTCAATCCAACCAAAACAAATAAAATAAAAAGTAAATTTTTCATATTAGTAAGTAAAAATAATTGATTGTTTAACTATGTGATTTGGGATGTGGAATAAATCGTCTTTACCATCATATATACTGAACACCCTATCATTGTTTAATGATAAATTAAGTAAATCCATAAAAAGTTTGAACTGTATTTTGTCCGAAAACTCCTTATCAATTATAGTCCCAAAATCAGGGTGAATTAGTTTTATTCCTCGTTTCATTTTACAAAGATAATACTTTTTTTTGATTTTACTTAATTTTGTCTGATATTTTTTCCAACATTTTCATTACGTTGGATTCTGCAGATGTATTATTTGGGTCATTTTTGAGTAACTTAATTGACCTCAAAACAAAATAACCAATAACACTAACTAAAATGATATCCATTAAAGATGTTCTTCCTTTCATATTTTTATTTTTTACAAATTTAGTTTAAATTTTTTTCTTCACCAAATTTTTTAACATAATAATCTATGGTAATATCAATTCCATCACTAAAATTAGTTTTTGGCTCCCAAGCAAGTGTCTTTTTTAACTTTGAATAATCTATTGAGTACCTAAAATCATGCCCTTTTCTATCTTCAACAAAAGTAATTAACTCATGAGAATTTTGTTCCCAATCTTTTAAATTATCAATTTTATCACAAATTATTTTAGCCAGTCTAATATTACTCATTTCATTATCTCCACCAACACAGTAAGTTTCACCAATTTTACCATTATGTAATATTCTATCAATAGCATCAACATGGTCTATTACAAATAACCAATCTCTAACATTTGTTCCATTACCATATATTGGAATGTTTTCCCCTTTCAATATTTTTTTAATGACAGTAGGTATGAATTTCTCGTCATGTTGATTTGGCCCATAATTGTTCGAACAATTCGAAATGATAATCGGTAAATTATACGTATGGTAATAAGCCCTAACAAAATGGTCAGACGATGCTTTTGAAGCAGCATATGGACTTCTTGGGTCGTAGGATGTTTTTTCATCAAATGAACCTGTCGGTCCAAGATGTCCGAAAACTTCATCAGTTGATATGTGATAAAATAATTTAATGTTATTTTTCAATGAAGCATCTAATAAATTTATAGTTCCAACAATATTTGTATTAACAAATTTTAATGGATTACTAATTGAATTATCTACATGTGATTCAGCCGCAAAATGTACCACAACATCAAATTTATAATTTTCAAAAAACTTGAATAGTCTGTCCCTTTCAAGAATATCAAAACTTATAATCCTAGTTCTAAAATGGTCTTTAATATTTTTCTTATCTGACGCATATGTTTCAGAATCTAAAATAACCAACTCATAGTTTGGGTATTTTTCTTTCATATGATTAAAAAAATTGGACCCGATAAAACCGAGCCCACCTGTTACTAAAATTTTCATAAAAGAATTAATAAGAAATATTGATTATATAATCAACGTAAAACTAAAAAAAGTATACCAATTAAACCAATACCCTCAGCAATTGCAATGTTTCTAAAGGTTTTTACTTTACCTTCTTGTTTTTCAAGTTTCAATTTAGTCTCAGTATGTTTGACAACCTCTTCTTGGTACTTATCTCTTTGTGTTTTAGCTTCTGTCTCCATACTTGTAAACGCACGATTTAAGTCTTCAGAATGTTTTTGTTCTTTTAATAGTTGGTCATCACAATTATTTTTGTAAATATATAACTGTTCAATCTCTTTCTTTTGGGACTTTTCAGTTTTAATAATGGTTAACAACAGTAACTCTTGTTGTTTATTGAAGAACACTCCTGTGTCACCTTCATATACAATTCTATGGGGCTTCAAAACTTGACCAAACGCTGTCACGCTGAACAAGATTAAGCTTGCCAAGATTACTAATTTCTTTAGCATTTTCTTCTTTAATGTATTTAATTTTGGTGATTACTTCACCTTGTTTATTATCATAAGCAACTCTTAAATCACTCATCTGTCTGTTTAAAACATTAACTGAGTCTCTTAACATCTCAATTCTCTTAGTGTCTTCAATAGTTACAGTAACTTGTGGTTTATTAAATAAAACAATAATAGTGACCAACATAGAAATAAAAACTAGTCCAATAGTTATTTCTTTCCAATATTTAATTAATGATTTCTTCATTTGATTCTTCTTTTACAATTACTTCAGTATTATCTTTTGATTTTCTGTACCCTAAAAGAGTTGCTCCGATACCTGTGAAGATTATTGACTGTGTTATAACATCAATATCTTTATTTAAAAACATTTTATCAACACATCCCATTAAGAAACAAATACCACCTATCGCAGTTATATAGATACCCATAGTCCCACTTCCAGATGTTTTTCCGTTTGAGTTTGATGTCATCTCAGCGAAAGAAAACTTCTTAATATCGGCAATTTTATTTTGTATAAATTTTCTCATTTTAATAAATTGTAATATTCTTTGAAGTGTTTAATTCTATCAGGTAATCCAATTGTACCTCCATTAACTCTTTTAGTTACCGCAGTTACTGTGGCATCATCCGCACCCTTATCACAAATAGACCAAAGTTTGTTCGAGTCAAAGAAAAATGCCGCAGAGGCCAATGGATATTTGGTAGCAACTAAATCAGGATTAGATACTGTATCCTCTCCAATGAATTTTGCAAAGTTCGTATAGTTTGATTTTCCAGTCAATTGGATATATCCTCTGCCGCGAAATTTAAATCCTTCACCTGTTGACTCATCACCATTACCCATTCTTCCACCATAAACACGAGATGCAATCTTTTCAGGTTGTCTTGCGTATGATTCATTTAGATTTCCAGGAAAATACTTACCAAAGATTTTTTTAAGTCCATCTGCAGAATAATTTAAATTCTCTTGTACTGCCTTAAATCCACCTGACTCATGACCACACTGAGCTAAGAAATGAGCCAATCTCAAAGGATTACTAATATTAAATTTCTTAGCAGTGTCAGGAATTTGAGCAATTACTGCATCAGGAATATGTCCCTTCAAATTCTGTAATTTAAACTCTGAACTAACAGGAATTACAACATCTTCTTTTATCACCTGAGATTGTTGAGTCGTAACCCCAAACATCTTTGACCAAGTTCCCTCACCAACAATACCGTCAGCAGTTAATCCGTTTGATGCTTGCCATTCTTTAACTTTGGTAGCAGTTCCGTTACCGAAAATACCATCGGCAGTTAATCCTAATTTTGCTTGGAGTTTCTTTACATCTTCTCCGTTTGAACCAATTTTTAATAACATAATGTTTAATTTTTATAATAAATATTATAAAAAAGACTAAATGCTATTTTTTTATTGAGATGTAAGTGCCGTTATACCACCCAAAAATTTCGTCAGAAAAATGTTTATCGGGTTTAAAATTTACAATATTAATTTCTATCTCCTCAAAAAAAGATTCATTAGGGAATCTAACTCCCACTTTCGTCCTCTCGGACACATTGTTCTGCAAGTTTTTTTCCATATTCAGCGTTTCTTGTAAAAGGGTTGTCATAACATAAGTCCTCATTATCCTTATACACTGCCCACCACCATTTTTGTGACCCCATCTGTTCTACCCGAAGAATGTAATTCTTGTATAGTCCAATAAAGTTATCCTTATCTTGTTCTTTCCACTCTACCATATTTATCAGTTATATCATCATTATCGTTAATATAAAATGCAATATCACCAACCTTAGGTTTCTTATTAGTATAATACATCAAACCATTCTCAGCAATTACTTGCCATTTAGGTGTATTCTTTTCATATGATTTTTGAACACTTTCCACTCTAATTGGCCAAACATTAATTTTGGGTTCCGCAGCTATTAGAGTATCAACAATGGTAGGTTCGGTAATATTTTTATGAATTTTAAATTCATTTTTGGGAGTTACAGGTTCAGTATTTGGTTTACGCAAAATTATTAGTGTAGATATTAGTATTAACAACACCGCACAAATAACAAAAAGTATTTTATATTTTTTATTCATAATATAAATGTAAATTAAAAAACCCGGTATGTCAACCGGGTTCTTTTATTAGATAGTTTCTTCTTCTGATGGTGGGGTTTCTTCCCCTTCATCTATCAATGGTTCCTCATACGGTAGTGGTTCTTCATATGGTAACACTTCTTCATTATATACCTCAGGTTCCACATACGGTGCAGGTTCAGGAGTTGGTTCCTGTCTTACAATAATAATTGGTTCCTGTGGAGGTCTTGGGGTTGTTGGGAATTCACTTACATTTGATAAACTACTTCCGTCTTCTTCATCAACCTTTTGGATTAGCATCTTATCTCTGTCTTCAGAGTTGAACCAATAGTCAACAACCTTATTCAAGTTACCTACAAAGGCTCCAAATAAAATCAACAACATTTCTTTCCAGTTTTCAGCAATCTCAACTTGGAACATAACTGCCATATTGATACCAAAAATTATGAAAAAGAACAAGAATAAAATAATCCCTGTAATTTTCCATCTATTAGATTGCATCTGTTGCAACATATAATAGAAACGGTTTTTATCTTCCACCTTAACGTATGGTGTTTCTCCAAATAACATTCTTTTTAATCTACTCATTTTTTTTATTTTTATTTTTTATTTATCTTCTTTGTTAGGACTCGCTCCATACTTCACCCCAAGTATTGTTCCCACTATACTGAAACTGTTTGTTAACAGGATACCAAACATATTACTCCAAGTGGAACCGATGATGTCTGTATCCATCCCTATTGTCATAGAATAAACATATATTCCAGTAGTTATGGTTCCAACACCAATGATTACATAAAGAGCAACTCTAACAATATTGTTAATCAACTCAAATTGAGTTTTCTTTTGAATTAAATCTAAATTGTTTTCCGCTTCGTTTTTAGCATTTTCCGCAGTTATTCTTGCCTGTTCTGATTTAACCATTTCCTGTTGGAGCTCATCTGTCAATCTTAAATTCTCCTGTTTCCATTCATTTAGTTCTCTGTTTTGAACTTCAAATGTTAGTTTTGACTCCTCAACATTTTTTAATGTTTTTTGAAGTTCTTCCATCATTCTTTGGTTTTCCTCGTTGAGTGTGGTTAAATCTTTGTTCTGAACCTGAACTTGTTTAGTTATCTCTAAACGTTTCCGTCTTGATGATACATCTTTTTCAATACAAGTTTTAAGATACTCTTTAAACTCTTCATCATTTTGAGCGTCTATTAATTTAGTAATGTTACCTTCAAGACCAATGTTCTTGGTCTTCAAAGTTTCAATTAATATCTTCTTTGTATCTTTATCTAAAACAATCATTTATAAACTTTGAATGGTGCGGTTCTGTTTTTATATCCTTCGTAATCTTTTTTGAATTCTTCCAATCTTGGTTCAATATCATCGGACTTAATAATCCAAAACTGAGCTCCCGCCTGAACCGCTTTAGCTTGTTCTTCAGGTTCATTACTTGAAGATATGATACCGATAACAACGTTGTTACCATATTCAAAATTAACCTTACGGATAAGTTCAATACCATCAAAGGATGAACCGATAATGTTTAAATCAACAAACACACATTCAGGTTTTCCATCTGAATTTTTTTGCCAATCAGCAAATAATTTAGCAGCTTGGTCAGAACTATTCAAACTTTTTAATGACAATGTAATGTCTAACAAGGAGCAACTGTCCTCAAAAACCAAGTGGAACAAATCCTCATCATCCACTAACAAAATTGAATCAATCATGTTTTTTCTTTATTTTATTTTTATTTTCATTTTAGTACCAATTTCATTTTTCTCACAAGTAATTTGAAACTTGTGTTCTTCCAAAATTGCCACACAAATATTTAATCCTAACCCCGTACCAGCTTCTTTCTGTCCTTCCTTTCGTGTATAAGGTTTACATAAATAATTAAAGTCATCTTGGGTAATTCCTCTACCATTATCTTGTATGAAAATTGAATTATCTTCAGAATATATCTCAACAAACTTTGTTTCAGAGTCGTTATACTTTAAACCATTTCTAATTAGGTTATCCACCGCAGTACAGAACAACGGCTCATTAACTTCAATCGTCGGTAGGTTATCATCTAATATTACTTGACTGATATAAGCAGTCGCGGACAAATAGTCCTTGAGTATGTCCTTGATGTTACATTCATCTTTATTCAATACAACATCTTTCTTAACAAGATTGGTGAACTCATATACACCTTTATAAACTTTTTGTGAATGTTTAAGTCCCTCCTTAATCATTTTAAGTGGACCTTCAATTTTAAGATTTGTAATGTCTTCACTTGTTATTCTTCGTTCTAAAGAACTTAATCCTCTTGGCATATATGTGTTAATACCAGAGTGCATGTCGTGTCTTAATATCTTAGCTGCATGTTCTAAATAGGTATTTTTCTTCTCAATCTCTTTCTTCTGTTCGTAAGAATTTGTGATATCAATAGCAATTTTCATAACACGATAAATCTTACCATCAGTATCAAAAATAGGATTGTAAGTTGCCTGTAAATAAACCAAAGACCCATCTTTTTTAACTCTAACAATTTCCCCTGAAAATAATACACCACTTCTTAATTTTTCCCAAAAAAGACAATAATCCTCACTTTTCTCATAATCATCTTCCACAAAAATTCTGTGATGTTTTCCAACTATTTCATCCTGTGATGGATATCCCATAGTTTTTATAAACAAATCATTGGCAAAAATAATATTACCTTCTAAATCAAATTCAATAACCGCATTAGATTTATTGATAGCGGTCATTCTATTAGTAAGTTCATTTTCTAATTTAATTAGCTTATCTACAGATTCTTTAGATATTGAATTTTTAGTAGATTTGATAAAGTCTTTAATCATTAATATTGATATAGGAATTAACAAAATAAAACAAATATATTCAAGTCCTCTTGTAACTCTTGTTGATTCTTGAATTTCAAGTAAAACTGACGTTTTAACGACAAAGAAAACAGACATTATAATAATTAATAATAGTAAATAGATTTTTGTATTTTTTATCATATTTTATAAATATGATAAAACTTTAATTAGGACATATTAATTATGTCCCATGTTCCATCAAAATGTTCAACCAAACATGTTGAGTTTTCACAAAAATCTCCAGAATTCATATAATCAATTTCCATCTTTGGCTGGTGGATATGTCCACATACTGCAACATCATATCCCTTTTGATTGGCAAGAGCTTTAGCATTTGTCTCAAAATCAGATACAAAGTTAATTGCACCTTTTACAGATTGTTTAATTGTATTCGCTAAAGAATGATATGGTAAATTAAACCACTTTCGTACCTTATTATAAAACGTATTGAACTTAATGACAATATCGTAAGAATATCCACCAATCACCGCTAACCACCTTGCCTCCATAATTACAAAGTCCAAAACATCTCCGTGAAAACAAAAATAAGTTCTACCATCAATACCAACATATACATATTTTCTAACAATCCTTATGTTATTTAATTTGAATGGGATAAAATCCTTTAAAAAATCATCGTGATTACCTCGTATGTAAATAACCTTAGTTCCTTTCTCTGACATCTTCATAAATTTTCTGAATATTTTGGTACAATTTGGTGTCCATTTACCGTTACCTTTAAGTGCCCACCCATCAATAATATCACCATTTAATATTAATATATCAGAAGTATTATTATCCAAGAATTCTATTATCTTATCTGTTTGTGATTGTCTTGCTCCAAGATGTAAATCACTCATTATAATTGTTTTATACTTATTCATCCCCAATAATTTTGACCATCTTCAAAGAAACTTTTATTATTACGATTTAAAAATGAACCAATCATTAACTTTGTCATATACCAAAGTCCTTTGTTTTCAAATCTTCTTTGTGGTGTTAAAACAACTGAGTCATAAATTTTAAACTTGTTTGTCTTTATTTGTTTTGAAAACAGATAATCCTCAGCAACTTTGGCCGATTCATCAAAACCTCCAATTCTATTAAACGTTGAAGTTCTGACCATCATAAACCCACCTAAACAAAATGGTGTAATTAATCTGAAAACTATTTGGATTAAATCAAATACCCTGAAAACATAATTGTATTTACCTGTTGAGCTTCTAACTTTACAGGTTACCAAGTCCAATCTCCCATTAACCATGTTATCTAAACAACCTTTGATTAACTTTGGGTCATTCAAAAATATATCCGAATCTAAAAATAGAATGTATGGTGTTTCAGATTGTTCAGCTCCGTTATTCCTTGCTTTGGAAGGTAACCCTCCTTGTATTATCCTCAGGTCAAAGTAATCCCTGTTTCTTTGTTCTAAATGATATGTCGTATAATCATCATCAGAGTTATCCGCAACAATAACTCTAACATATTCAATTCCCTCTTGGAAATTTAACAGAGTTAATGTTTGGTCTATTGTCTTTCCCTCGTTTTTACAAGGAATAACTATGGTAAGAAGTTTGTTTAATTCCATACCAATAAATAGAAAAGTAAAGACATGGAGTATTAAGAGAATATGAATTATATGTTAACAAAAAACCCATCGAATTTCGATGGGTTTGTCTTAATATAAATCTTCGGAGAATAAACCTATGTTTGGGTTATACAGTTTGTCATATTCCACTTGACCAGCCTCAATTGCTAACCTCATTGATTCGAACCTGTCGTAGAATTTGTTTTTATTTGAAAGGAATCCCTGTTCGTAATCACCAACGGAATCAGGTCCCTTAACAACACTTCGTAACTGACCAAGTGTTTTCATTATGTCAATACAATGTCCGTGTCTGTGTCCACAAACTACCACACCTTTATCAAGGTTCTTTGGTAAGAATGTTTGTGTCGGTAATTCTTTATACCATATCGCCGCACAGATAATATACTCGTTAGTCATTCTTATCCCAAGATTGGTTCTTGTGTTTACGCTTACGAGTATAGTCCTTCTTACTCTTTTGAACGATTGGACGAGTCGCCATCCATATCTCTTGCATTGTAACCTCAATAGTTTTCATTGTTCTATGTTTTAAAGATTGTGTTATCATTTTGGTTCTACAAATATATGGTGAAATATTTACTCCACCAAACTAAATCATAAATATTTATTTAACAATGGAATTGTTAATTAGAGAAATATTAAGAGAATTAGTTAATAACAAAGTTGAAATAAAAGTTGTTGGTAATGTTAATGATTTATTAAAAGAACAAATCAACCCTGTTGAGTTAAATATTAGTAAAGAAATCATTTCTCGTAGATTGAGAAGAATTAATCCATTTTTGGGTAACTTCAAAGATAAAAGAACAGGTGAAGATAAAACTGTTGAGTTTGTAATTAACCCTAAAGAACACTACATTAAAAGAATCTATAGATTGTCGGACCCTGAATATAAAGAAAAGGGTAAACACTACGACCCAAAAATAGTTAATCCTAATACATTAGAAGGAATTGATTTAATATATAATAACAGAGACAAAATTGCCGAACAAATTCTAATAGGAAGAATTAAAGATAATGATATCGTTGAGATGTCATCTGCCGATGGTTCAAACTACCATATGATTGTTAAGTTTGACAAACAATACGGTAAAAATCCAAGATATGACCTTACATTAGTTACCCAAATTAAGGGAGTGCAGTTCTATGGTAAAAAATACCAATCCAAATTAAAATTATATCCAAACCCAAGAAATTAAAAACCCCCACATTTCTGTGAGGGCTTCAGTTTTTCGTTCTGATACGGTTGGTAGGGTTGGACCAACTTACCCACTCGGACACCACTTTTTGAGTGTATTAAGGACCTGACTCATTCGTTCAAGTGCTGTCATTTTCATCCGAGATTCACAATACAAATATACTGCGTTTTTTATAAATACCAAAACTTTTTTAAAGTTTTATTTCAAAACGGTTTTTCATTATTTCCAACTTGTCGGCAGGAACTCCATGAACATTCTCTCCTTCGTGACGATTCTCAACAACGATTGAGAATACCTTGTACCCATATGTATTTGCCATATCGTAATACGATTTCATTTCCCACTCCTGTGTGAATGTGTTTGACACGGCAATCTTCTCGTGTTGATTGAACATATGGTCCTCAACCATTTCCTGACACCAAGCGTGCGCATCTTTAATTCTTGTAAAGTCAAAGTTGTATACACCTTGTGAGTTAACAAAGAACATATCAGCTTCAAATACAGGACATTCAAGTGTTTGTGCTAAAGTACTTTTCCCACTTCCTGGTAAACCTCTTACGATATAAAGTGTTTTCATAATGCAAATATACGAATTAATAATGTAAATCCAAATAAAGATTATCATCATCCTTATATTTCAAACAACAGAAAGCCGGATGATATTGGTCTTTTAAATCATCAGTTAATTCCTGAATATATTTTGATGGGTCTTCCATATCATACTTTGGGTGTTCTCCGTTCTTTCTTCTACGAATTTCCTCTTCCATTCGGATGTTATAAGTTCTAACATTATCATAATGTTCACCTTCCTTCAAAACAACTCCCCAACCATTATTTTCGTAATAAACATCTTCAACCCTTTGGGTTAGAACAAGTGCGTCATCAGGTAGTTCGGGATGTTCCTCCAAAAACTTTTTAAGTTTACCAACAGTAAGGTAATATTCATACTTACCCTTTAAATCTTCAATGACGTTTATTTTCTTTTTATTATCCATAATCCAAAATCAAAACATAAAAAGTTTACACATAGGTTATATCGATTTCCATAACTTTTAGTTACAAATATTGTTGGGATTAACCCAACTTGCTTGAAGTCACTAGTCCAAGTTAAATCAAAGAATGGTATTATTTTCATAGTATTTTTGCATATTTTATTAGTACATATGTCTCAGTATAACCCATTCCATTATTGTCTTCTTCAACAATATCAAATTCAACTTTATTACCACTATTTTTTTCATCCAATTCACTTTTTGGATGTACTGGTATGATTTCATTGTTTTTAGTTTCAACGAACCAACCCTTTGTTGTTTTATATACTTTACCTGTCATTATGATAGATATTTTGACATATTAATTGCCGCAGTTCTTGCGTCTGACCAATTTTTAATCATATGTTTTCCTCGTTTGTTGAACGGTATTACTGATTTAATTCCATCATTATAAATCCATTCTTTGTCGAAGTCGTCACCCTTCTCATATGACTTAGTGTATTTTTTCCACCACTTTTTAAACTCCTTCTCATTGTAATCTTCAACAACAGGATTATACTTCTCATCAAAAATTCTATCACCAATTGTAAACAAAGCCCCACCACGATGAGTGTAACCATAATAACCTTTAATCCCATCTTGACCGTTAACTATGGTATCTTCCAATCTTGGAGTGTTCCAAACAATTGCAACTCCGTGCGGATATTCTTCACAAACGGTCATTCCGTTGTTGAAATACCACCAAGCAGTATCAATACCACCAATGTATTTTCCTTCCTTGGTTAAGAAGGAATCCTCCAAAGTGTATTCATTATCCTTTCCAAAAGAATGCGTTCCGATAACGCCACCAGTATATTTTTCAATCAACTTAACTTTTTCAGGGTCAACATTTGAACCGTCCATAACTTTATTTGGTATGAACCTAGAAACCAATTTGGTGAACCCTAAATTAAGGTGAACTTTATTTAATTTACCGTCCATACTACTTGAATAGTGAGGGTGTTTCTCAAACTTCAATATCATCTTACCAAGATATGGAGTTCTATTTTTAATCAGTTTTTCAATCATATTATTTATCAGCGTTTAATAATCTTTCAAGATGGTGGTCATTTGGCATATCAGACAACATCTCTCGTTTATTCATTAATGGAACAATCTCCCTGAGCAAATTATAAGGACGAAATTCAGGATGCCCATCAAAACCAACATCCATTTTCTTCCCTTTACCAAACTTTCTTTCATTTGGTAAGTGGACGTGTCCGTGAAGGTGAATAATCCCTTTATTCAACCCATCCCAACTTTGTATTGGGTAGTGCATACATACAAACTCGTGACGCTTTGCTTCGTTTTTCTTCACAGGTTCCATCACAACAATTCGTAAATATTCTGAAACAGAACTGAATATCGATTTGATATTTTCTCTGTTTCTTTCAATGTGATGGTCGTGGTTTCCAAGTACCAAGTGAACGTTATTACATACAATTCTATCACGGAATTGTTTGATAAACTCAAATCCACCAAATGACCAGTCACCAAGACAAATCAATACATCGTCCTGACCCACATTCCAATTAATCCCATTTAAGATTGACTCGTTCATCCTTTCAATCGTTGGGAAGTCACGAGTTTGGTCAACAGGGATTTCATTATCCGTTGTTCTCCAATTAGTTGTCCCTCTACAAATGTTTTTGTGGTTGTAGTGTGGGTCAGAACATATCCAAATGTTTGGGAATACTCCCTTTATATCTTTTTCAATTCTTAAAATCATACCGCAAATATATTAATAATTTTTAATCCCACCAACCACGAATGTCAGTTCCGTCAAGTTTTTCATAAAAATCTTCACCTGATTCTCGGATTGTGTCATAATCAGGTCCCTTGATGATGTAACAAAGTTCTTCCCAATATTCCTTTTGGATTTGGTGAGCCCTTTCAATAATTTTATGATTGTGTTCTTTTTCTTCAGGAGTATCTTTATCCACGAGTTCATATAGAGTATGTTCTTTATCATCAGAAAGATTAATAGTTTCTTCATCTGTTACCTCTTTAAATTCCCACTCGTGGTGAATCATTTCAATACCTAATTCTTTCTCAGCAACATCAATAAAAGAATCGTGAACACAAACATCAATCAGGTATGAAAGTCGTTTCATCTTTTCAACTTTCTTCATACGACTCTCACTAATTTCGTTTCCGTATCTTTCCATTCTCCAAGTCATATCATCAACCGCAGTTTTCACCCAAGGCAAGATAGAACCATCACCATTGTACCAAGTGTGATTCCATAAGTTCTTACGGAACAACCAAAGATTACGGAAAAATCTTGGTATGTCATATCTGAAAAAGTCCCAAGTTTTCCAATACCATCTTTGTCGGTTTATCATTCTTTTGAAACTATCAAAAAATGTATCTTTGAATTTTGTTTTCATCGTATTAATTCTTCTACGTTTATATTATGTTCCTCCATTAATTCATACAACTTATTAAAAACGGCATCTACTCCTCTATAATACTCATCAGTCCCATCATAACCCATAGTTATTCTTTTACGGGCATTCATTGTCATTTCAAATAAAATTGAGGCCATGTCTGTTGACTTAACACAACGTAGGTGTGCCATTCTGTCATCAAAGTCATCTAAATCAAATTCTAATTTTGCTTTCATTGTACAAAGATACAAAAACAATTTTTATTTTCCAACTTTATACATATCAAAATAAATTGTGTCACCAACAGATACTTGTTTTAGTGACTTCATAGTTACACCATTCTCAAGTGTAATGTCATAATACAAGTTCATTTCCTCGTGGACATTTCTTGGTACGTGTCTCTCAACTTTAATGGCATAGTGAGCCTCTTTATACCAATACCCATTACTTTTTTGATAAGATGAGATTATTAGTAGTGACATAATGGTTCCAACAACCAAAAGGATAAGTGTGGTTGATGAGAAGATAATTTTTTTCATAACTTTTTATATTCGGGTTTTAAATAATTCCATATTACTTTATCAGTACTCTTTCCATCCCACATCAGAAAACATAATGCCTTTATCTTTGGGTGGGTCTTACATTCTTCCAAATGTAATGCAAACTCCTTCTTTGATGGTTCAGTTTCTCTGTCCCCATACTTACCATAACGGAAGTATGAATATATCTTGTAAGCATAATCCCCATAACGATAGTGATGGTATCTTAAATCCGCAACATACATCTTTATCTTTTGATAAAATTCATCAGGGACATCTTTCAATAACTCTAACACATCTTTACCCTCACTCAACATTTCCCACACCGCAGTGGTAGACACATTAGTCATTATTTTATGTAGACGAAGATACTCCTCACCCTTAACTTTCATTCTATCACCATTAGAGAAACGAACAACAAAACCTTCTTCATCGTGATTTATCATCCCCTTCAATTCGGAATAATCCCGAATTCCATCGTATTTTTTGACAACTTTGAAACCAAGATTATTGATTAAGTTCTTCAATCTAACATCAACTCCCTCACCATACAAATCAACTTCATATCCAGTTTCAGTGCTTATCATTCCGAGTAATACCAAATCTTCGTATGGATATTTCACAACGATACGATTCTCATCGTATATTATTTCAAATAGGTAAGTATAATCCTTATGTAGTTTTTGATATTCATACTTCTGTAACATCTCAAACCCTTTAACCGCTTGGTCAGAAGTAAAAGAACCACGAGTAGCCATTACCCACTCACCTTCGTAGTTGAATAGTATTCCCAAAGAACCATCCATCTTATCGTAAACGTCAAAGTCAGGAGTTGCAGTGTGTTTACCTTCCTCCATATTGAAGAACTTTCTGAATGGTCGGGCAACAACTTTACCTTCGTTGTCAGTGACTAACCCACGAGTTTGTAGGGTAACATCATCCCATTTACCTTCGTACTGAACAGTCTCGGTGTAGTTCCATATAGTCAAAGGAAGAGTCGGATGTACTTGTAGATACACCAACCCTTCCTCAAAATATTTGTTTAGAACTTCATTCATTCGACAAAGGTACGAAAAAATTAACGATTTAACAAATAATAATAAGTCAAAAATAACTGACCATAATGTAGCACTTGGTCAAAACCAATACTGACAAAAAAGTAATGAACTTTACCTGATGACCACAACTTACTATTCAAACGACTGGTAAAATAATCAGTAATTGTATGAGCAACAAGAGTAATCATTCCAAAATAAAGTGTTGACCAAATAATCCATTCGGTCGTTGCACCTTGTTTCATTTTACCAAAGACAAGACACATAGGTAACAACCAAACCAAAGAATAGTTTGACGTATGACTTAACAAAGCAAAGTTGTTTTTACTTTTATTTTGAGCTTGCCAATCAGTTTGTAATACAAAGTCAGCAATCCAATGGATGAAGATAATGATAAATGAAATTAACATAATGAATTAGGGATATATAATAAAGTTGGGTTTTTCTTTTGAATATCAACGTCAGGATAATGTTTACTGAACTCCATCACATCAAATCTTTCAGTGATAAGATGATAACCATTTTTGGTTGGGATTTCACTTATGATTTTATCCTTCCCAAAAGGAGGGCAACTATCAATTGCAAGTTTAACCTTTAATAACTCTTTGTTATCCTTACTATCAACATCAACAATCCACCTTTTCTCATAGGTTTTAATCTGACCTACAACTGAGTCAAACAAACCTTTCTGATTGGTCTGTCCGTTACGAATTCTTTCAGCCAAAGACACCATCATTTCCAAAGAGACATCCTTATGGCTTTGTTTCTGAACATGGATATACGCTCGAGCTTTAAACATCTCACATAGTTGTTTAATCTCATCATATCGTTTCTCCAAATACTCAACACTATCAACACAATCAGTTTTGATGGTACGAACTGACTGGTGATTGTCCCTCTCACCTTCAGGTTGGTCTTTCTTTCGTTTGAATACGTAGAGCATATAGAAGTCACCCTCGTTTTCAAAATTCAATAACGGTTTAATCAATTCAATGTTGTTAATCATGGGACAAAGATAAGGCAAATTTTTAGAATGGCATCAACCAAGGATTAAAAGGTGTTGGTTTTTCTTTCATCTCCCTTAATATCTCTTCAATGATTTCAACCTGTCCTTTAAAGTAATCTTTTTGAGATGTGTTATCTCTTAATCTTTCAGCTTGTTGTTTTTTTTCGTGGAGGTATTGCTCCAACGCTTTCATACTATGTCCGCTCATTTTTTTTATTATAAAAAGATTTAGTTATTAAAAAGGATATGAACATTCCTGTCCATATCCCCGATAGTAAACATCCGAGTGTCAACATTATTCTTGTTCGATTATAATGTTACCACTCACTTCAATCAACTTTCCAGTCTCACGATTTGTAAAATAATATCCATCAGATTTTTCTTCACTAATCACTTTACCTGTTGAATGGTAAGTGATAATTGTGTCAGGTCCAAGAACCTTAACCGTAAAGGTATCTCCATACCCACCTATCTTACTCATTGTAGCATCGGTACAAGATACCATCGTCGCCATAATTGTTAGTAATGTAAATAACAGTACTACATAAAAATTTGATTTTTTCATATTATATCTATTTGTTTAGTTTCCAAATCAATTGTAATGTCAAAAGGTTTTTGGCTATGAGAATAACGTTCATCCAACACAGATGAGTTGAAGAAGTGTGTTCCGTTCTTCTCAACATAACCATAACCTGAATGGATATGTCCACAGTTGTGAATCAAAGGATGTAATGTTTCCAATCGTTTTGAAAGCATCTCACATCCAAGATTAAAATCACGACGATTAACAACTGTATCCAAGATACCCCAAGCCGGTCCGTGAGTTAATAAGATATCCGTATCGTCAGGAATGTCTTTCCACTTTTGTTCAATCTCCCATCCGTTTCGTGGTAAGTTGAATGCCCAATTGTAGAACTCAGGTTGCCAAGGACTTCCATAGATTTTCAATCCCTCAAACTCAACATAGTCATCAATCAAACAAACAACACCTTTGTCGTTAAACTCACGAATCATCTTCCAAGCGTCAAATGGTTTGTCCTCAATGTATCTGTCGTGATTACCAGGGACAAATACCTTCATCTTATATGGTAACTCACTGAACCAATTTAAGAAGTCATATAAATCTTCCCAATCGTAACCTGAATTCATAACGTCACCACTATGCAAAATTAGGTCACCTCCATTCACAAGGACATTTCTTTCCTTTGTGTGAGTATCTGACATCAATGTTACTTTAATCTTCATAATCTTCCGGCATTTGAGTGATGATATGTTTTTTCCACCACTTAGCAAAGTTACTACTTTCAAACTTACCAGCCAAATATTCTCCAAGAATTATTACTCCAATACAGAATAAAACAACCAAGGAACAAATGAAAAAGAAAGCTTTAATAAAGAAGAACATATTTTTTAATTATTAATTATGTAGTAAGCAGTTACCTTTCTTGGAACACCAGGATAAAGATTGTCAATTGACTTATGTAAATCTTCATCCTGAGTGTCCTTATTAAAATTAGAATTAATTCCAAAATCAAGAATGTCAAAGTGTTGGTCAATCTTTTCTATGATTTCAATACGTTGGTCAATCGTCAATTCAATATCAATTACAATTCTACTTGTCATACGGTGTGTGGTATTGAGTGTCTAACACAAGTTTGTGGTTTGACTTCGTTCATTAAAAAGTTATTAATATAACCCATAATGTTTGCAGACCCAATAGGATTTGCTGAGTGAGTTAACACGATTGGAAACATTATAGGTTCTTTCTTTTTTGTCCAATAATCCATATCCAATCTTTCAGGATATTGAGAGTAGAACTCATTAATCAAAAACTTAGCTGCGTCGTACCCTGTCTTTTCATTGATGTTACCATAATCTAATTTGAAGTTAGGGGATACATTAGTATGGTACTCATTCATAGCACTGTCCCCCAAATCATGGTCCAATGAAATGGTACCAATATTTTTAATACCCAATTTCTGAACCAAATTTACAAACTCGTGGTAGTTTCTAACAACCATCCAGTCTTTATCTTTTGGTGTTCTTACATCATCTAAATAAATTTTCATTTTATTCTCCTTTTATTCTTTCGTAACCTTCATCAATTCTTTTTGCCGCGACAGAGGTAAACCAAATCTCAAATGCAAAAAAGAATAACCACCATTGGTAATCAATCATTTCATTTAATTCACAGTATCCAAAAGCGGATACAAATAATACTATGGTAAAATACACAGGTATTGCGAAATACAGTATCAACCAAAACCAATTAAAAACTTTTTTCATATATTATATTTTTTACAAAGATACATCAAACTTCCTCACTTTCCAAATAATTTATCATCATACTCGCCATTGAGTAATTTGTAGCAATTGGAGTGTCGGTAACATTACATATCCTTAAAACCATTTGTACATCTACCTCATGAGGATGGGAAGATAATGGGTCAATAAAGAAGATAACATAGTCAATTTCTTTATCCACAATTTTCGCAGCAATTTGAGCATCCCCACCCATAGGTCCTGATTGTAACCTATTAACTTTAACACCGGCAAACTCAATGTGTTTACCTGTTGTTCCTGTCGCATAAATGTTCGCCCTACGTTTGAAGAACTCTAATCTCTTCATAATAAAGGCGACCATATCGGCCTTCTTGTTGTCGTGGGCAATAACCGCGATATTAAATTTATTATTCATAGTCTAAAAAAGTCACAAGGGTTCATTATTATTTTATCCTTTTAAAAGGTCTTTATTTTTTTTGATATCAAAATAGGTATCAATTAGTTTATCAATTCGTTTGTCAGTATACCTGGACGATTTTTCTTCAGATTCTTGAATTGCTCTTAAAGCATATTCAAGTTGTTTTTGAATATCATTATTACGATTTGCAATTTCGTCATAAATGTTTCTTCGTTCAGTATCAATTCTTCTTGATGTGTAATCCATCTCAGTTGAGATGGTTCTCATCAAACCTTGAATATCTTCTTGTAAATTTTTTATTTGTGTTTGTTGTTTATTAATCATAAGCAAACCCCAAGTAATCACACCGGCAACAATTACCGCAACTACCGTGAGTACACCTAAAACAAAATAAGTTGTTTCCATAATATTTTCTCCTTTATTTCAAAGAACCCCTGTGACTGTCACAATTATAAAACAAAAACCCCACTCTTTCAAGTGGGGTTATCATTAATATTACTTATTTTTAAGCCTTATTATAAGGAAATTTTGGGAATGGTAGTTTACCCATATCAGGTAATTTACCTCCACTCATTGAGACTGATTGAAAAATACAAGTTCCACATTCTAAAACCGCATTAGGTGCTTCTCGTTTAACTGCCGTATTACAAGCCTCCATTTGTTTATCAGTAGGTGTTTGTCCCATAACAACTGCCAAAATTACAGGTCCACATTCAGTTGTTGGGAAGTTTTTCATACCTGCCTTCATACAACAATCTTTAACTTTATTTAAAACTTTATCAAATTCAGGGTTTTCACCAGGTTTAGGAAGAATTTGTTCTTGGAGAACTCTCTTAACAATTTTTACTAAATCCGATTCTGTTAATCTAACTATTTTTTTCATAAATTTTTATTTATAAATATTGTGTCCAATAAAAAAAACCCCAAATATTTGGGGTTTTTATAAATTTTAAACGAATAATTATTTCACTTCCTCAAAGTCAACATCCGATACTTCTTGGTCAGGAGATGTTTGTTGAGATTGTGATTGATAAATTTCCGCAACAATTCCTTGAAACTTTGTGTTAAGATTCTCCATTGATGTTTTAATCTTTTCAATATCTTTTGAAGAATGTGAATCTTTAAGTTCAGTTAGAAGTGTACCAATTTCCGTCTTTTGTTCTTCAGTTAATTTATCTTCAAAATCTTTCAAAGATTTTTCGACTTGGAATATGGTTGAGTCTGCCTGATTAATAACGTCAGCATCTTCTTTAGCCTTCATATCAGATTCAGCATTTGCTTCAGCCTCTTGTTTCATTCTTTCAATTTCTTCTTTTGAAAGTCCTGATGACGCCTCAATACGAATGTTTTGTTGTTTATTTGTTCCTTTATCAAGTGCTGATACATTGATAATACCATTAGCATCGATATCAAATGTAACTTCAATTTGTGGGATACCTCTCATTGCCGGTGGAAGACCATCCAAATGGAAACGACCAATAGTTCTATTATCTTTCGCCATTGCTCTCTCACCTTGTAATACGTGGATTTCAACTGACGGTTGGTTGTCAACTGCGGTTGAAAATACTTGAGATTTCTTTGTTGGGATTGTTGTGTTAGCATCAATCAACTTTGTAAATACTCCACCCATTGTTTCAATACCAAGTGACAGTGGTGTTACATCTAATAACAATACGTCTTTAACATCACCTGCTAATACACCCGCTTGAATTGCCGCTCCTAACGCAACTACCTCATCTGGGTTAACACCTTTTGATGGGTCTTTACCGAAGAACTTCTTAACAGCTTCCTGAATTGCATGAATACGTGTTGTACCACCAACCAAGATGATTTCATCAATGTCAGATGTTTTAAGTCCCGCACTTTTAAGAGCCGACTCACAAGGTTTAATAGTTCTTTGAACCAAACTGTCAACAAGTTGTTCAAACTTTGCTTTAGTCAAACTACGAACCAAGTGTTTCGGTACACCATCTACTGGCATAATGTATGGAAGGTTAATCTCAGTTGAAGGTGAAGATGATAATTCAATCTTCGCTTTCTCAGCCCCTTCACGTAAACGTTGTAATGCCATTGGGTCTTTGGTCAAGTCCAATCCATTCTCGTCTTGGAATTCTTTAACCAACCAATCAACAATAACATTGTCAAAGTCATCACCACCAAGGTGTGTATCACCATCAGTAGACAATACCTCAAATACACCATCACCAAGTTCTAATACCGATACGTCATGTGTTCCACCACCACAGTCAAACACAACAATCTTCATATCTTTAGATTGTTTATCCAATCCATACGCAAGAGCTGCTGCCGTTGGTTCATTCACAATTCTCATTACCTTCAATCCCGCAATCTCACCTGCTTCTTTTGTAGCCTGACGTTGAGCGTCATTGAAGTATGCGGGTACCGTGATAACCGCTTCGGTAACTTCAGAACCCAAATAATCTTCAGCAGTCTGTTTCATCTTTTGAAGAACCATTGCCGAAACTTCTTGAGGTGAATACTCCTTACCGTCAATCTCAACACGTGGAGTACCTTTACTGTTTACCACTTTGTAGGGAACTCTACCTACCTCACTTTTACTTTCATCAAAGCCAGTTCCCATAAAACGCTTAATAGATGAAATTGTTTTTTCAGGGTTGGTTACCGCCTGACGTTTTGCAGGGTCACCAATCTTTCTTTCACCACCATTGATAAATGCAACAATTGAAGGGGTGGTTCTCTTTCCTTCACTGTTTGTAATCACAACTGGCTCGTTACCTTCCATTACGGCAACACACGAATTTGTAGTTCCTAAATCTACGCCTATTATTTTTCCCATAGTTTAATTTAATTTTGTTCAATAATATTGATTATTTTTTATGGAGTCAAGTCCGACCCCCATTATTAAACAATGTGCCAAAATTAAATATATGACATTTTGTCAGGTTCATATTAACTAATTGTCTTAATTTTTATACCATAAGGTAGTTCATGTCCGTAATTATATTCAAACCATTTCAGAAAAGGTTCACTCCAGTGGTTGCCAAACATTCCATCTAACTGATTTTTAATATCAGGTTCGTCAATACTCAATATTGGTGATTCTTTTTTTCTAATCATACCAAATTCATTATCCATCCAATAATTTTCCAAGTAAATTGTGAATTGTCTATCATAATCATCATTGTAAAATCCAATAGAGTCAATGTGACTTATTTTTTCAGGGAAGTTAACTTCTTCCATGTCATCAAAATAACCCACAGACATGTTTGATGGTAATAAATCTTCAATATAGTTATAAATCTTGTTGAAGATTAATTGTTTCTGACTTTCAGTTATTACGTATTTCATAACAAAGCGTACAATCTAGTTAAACTTCTAAACAACTCGTCACCCCTTCTATCAAATACTTTCTCCCAATGTTTAAAGAATAACTTAGGGTCATTTAATAGTTTCTGACTCATTCCACGGAAAGGATTAGTGGTCATACCACTTTGTCTTCCATGTTCAACAATTCGTTCCAAGATATCATTCCAACTCTCAAGTGCGAATTTTGTATGTTGTTGAGCCATTTGTTTTCTAAAGATATCTTCCAAACTCTGCATACGACTCAAATCATTAATTAACTTATCTGCCGAGAATGATTTTAACATTTTAACATCTTTGTAAGTGTCAGTATCTTTAATAGCTTCAATGAAGTCATTATAGTTTTCAATTTTTTTACTTTTAAGAACTTTTAATGATTGAGGAATTCTAGCCTGATGCTCAAACCTTAACGACAAATAAAGAACGTGTAAAAAATAATTGAACTCTTTATTAAAATCCTTTTTAAGTGACCCTACCAAAGTGTTTAACGTATGTTCCTTACCAAAACCAACTTGACCTGACTTTGTATATCTCTTAAACAACTGATAAGAATGGAATACCTC